ATAAAACAGCATCGGGAGAACGAGTATCGGTGGAGGCATCGAAATCCATCGCCACGGCATACCGGGCGAAAAATATCATCAGCGATGACGTGGCCAAGATGCCTTTCCAGATGATAAGGCGCAATGGCAGGAATATCGAGCAGGTGCAACCGGACCCGGTCACGAGAAATATGGCCTACCTGCTGCAGGTGAGTCCCAACCTGTGGGGATGGACACCATTTCAATTTCAAAAAGCGGTGATCGAATGGCAGTTATTCTACGGTAACGCGTATATCTGGAGCCCAATCATGGGACCCAGGCAGCTCTTGGTCCTGCCGGCAGATAAGACCATCCCGGTGTTCGATCTGGATGGGAACCTGTGGTACCAGCATACCTTCAGCAATAGTAACATCCCGAAATTCATCCCGGCAGTGGAGATCCTGCACTTATTGATCAATCCAGATACTACCGGTTTTGTAGGACGGGGCGTGATCACTTATGCCAGGGATACGTTTGGCAGGCGGATTGCAGCGGGCAAAACACAGGCCAAGTTATATGCCCAGGGTTTTTTGCCGGCAGCTTTTGTCCAGATGGCTGGTGAATTGAATGCAGAGGCCAGGAAAAAAGTGCGCGATGCCTATGAAGAGCAGATGAGCGGATCAGAAAATGCTTACCGCCTGGCAGTATTAGATAGCAAAGTAACGAAATTTGAGGCGATCGATATCCAGCTCAAGGATGCGCAGTTCTTGGAGAGCATCGATGCCAATGACCGGGATATCTGTAACTTTTTTGGTCTATCGGAACATATGCTCAATAGGGGCAAGGAAGCCTATAACTCGAATGAGCAGAAATATCTCGAATATCTGCAGGGTACGCTTGATTCTTATCTGGTGGCATGGGAGCAGAAAGCCCGGATCCGCTGGCTGACCAATGCTGAGCAACCCAATTCTTATTTTAAATTCATCCGCGAAAGCTTACTCCGAATGGATGGCACAGCCAGAGCGGCAATGTATGAAAAGAGGATCCAAAATGGAACTATGACACCCAATGAAGCCTTAGAAAAAGAAGATATGAACGGATATCTAGAGGGCGACCGCCATTATATGGCAGGCAATATCCTGCCAATAGGAGCTGAGAATGCCAAAAGTGGGCCGATTAGCGCCGGATGAAGAGCATACCCAGTCGGTAATATTCGAGAAGAGTGCCGGCTGGACAGAGGCATCCTCCCGGAAATGGTGCGAGGAACATGATTATTACACCGATGGTTTGGATGAGACAGATAAACAATACCGCTGGCGGCAATATGACCCGGATTATGAAGCATTCATTTACCGCAATAAGGAGATCGAGCCAAACTCGATTTCATTAGTGCTGGGGATCCCGAAAAAGGATGCAGTTGAATTCCAGCAAAAGGAGTTGGTGATGAGATATTCATACGTGATGAAAGCATTTGTGGAGACACCGTGGGCGATCCTGCCCTATAAACTGGCAATCCTGGAGGAGATCGTGATCCGACATGTAGCGGGTGAGAAACTGGACCCGGATGAGGTACAAATGCGGATCCACGGAGCCAAGCGACCGGTTGACCGTCGGATGGGAAGCGTGGCAGTGCTGCCATTATTTGGGACCATCTTTCCCAGGGCCAACCTGATGACCCAGGTATCAGGGGCGACCAGCGCCGAGATGTTTGGAAGGCAATTCGGCGAACTGGTGAAGGACCCGGAGGTGGGAGCGATCGTGCTGGACGTGGACAGCCCGGGCGGCCAGGTGGGTGGGATCGAGGAGCTCTCAAAGCAGATCTACAAATCTCGTGGAATCAAGCCGATCGTGGCAGTGGCTAACCACGTGATGGATTCGGCGGCTTATTGGATCGGCTCGGCAGCAGATGAGGTGGTGATCACACCATCGGGGGAGGTGGGCTCGATCGGGGTTTTCGCAGTACATGAGGATATCAGCAAGCAATTGGAGCAGGATGGGATCAATCTAACCGTGATCAAGGAGGGGAAATATAAAGCAGAGGGCAATCCCTGGGAGCCGCTGAGCGAAGAGGCAAAAGCAGCCATCCAAGTTAGAGTGAGCGAAGCTTATGAGGCATTCATCACGGCCGTAGCAATTAACCGGGGTGTGACATTGGCTGATGTGCGCAACGGTTTTGGGGAGGGGCGGGCAGTGGGGGCACGCCAGGCGCTGGAGCTGGGAATGGCGGACCGGATAGGGACGCTGGATGAGACGCTGGACCGCCTGCAGAGGCAATTATTCACCCTCTCGGAAGAGCAAAAGCAACAAGCGGAGGATCTCCGCATAAAAGTAAGCCATATTTTGAATAAGGAGCAATAAGATGATCGACCTAAAACCATATTTCGATGCAGTGAATATAACCGAGGCGGAGGTGCAGCGCATTGCCAATGAATTGGATGTGCTTTTCCGCTTGGAGACGGATGAAGCCAAGGCCCAGGCATTAGCAAAGCAGGCTGAATTGGATGAGGCGCTGAAAAAGCATGATGAGGCAGTCTCGATCTACGAAAGTATGCAAAAGGCTAATCGCCCAAATGATGTGGCGAAGAATTTCGTCCCCGTTTCCACAACCCAACCCGAGGTTGAAGAAGGAAGCCAGCCAACGGTAATCAAACGCCAGGAGTATAACCAGATGTCCCAGATCGATCGGGCCAGGTTCGTCAAATCCGGCGGCACAGTCGAGGATTAAAAGATCCTCAATAAAAAACAGCTATCAAAATTTTTAGGATTAAGGAGAAAATAAAATGGCTAACACTTTAACTGGATTAATTCCAACCATCTATAAATCGCTGGATATCATCACGCGTGAGCTGACTGGTTTCATCCCGGCAGTGACCTTCGATGCATCCGGCGAGCAGGCGGCAAAGGACCAAACCATCGGCTGGCCAATCGTGCCTGCAGCAACTGCGGGTAATGTTACTCCCGCAACCACCGGACCTACCCCAACCGATCAAACCATCGCCCCTGGGACGATGACGATCAGCAAGAGCCGATCCTGTGTTTTCGGATGGAACGGCGAGGAACAAAAGAGCCTGGGAGGTCTGTATAACCAGATCCTGGTGGATCAATTCGCCCAAGCGATGCGCACGCTGGTGAATGAGGTTGAAGCTGACCTGGCTGCACTGTACATCTATGCCAGCCGGGCATATGGCACGGCAGGAACGACCCCGTTCGATAGCACCAATAAGCTGATCTTCATGGCGCAGCTGCACAAGATATTGGCTGATAACGGGGCTCCGCTGAGTGATCTGCAGCTGGTGCTTAATACCACCTCCGGAGTGGCACTGCGCAGCCTGGTCGAATTGTGGCAGGCCAGCACAGCAGGAAGCGATGACCTTCTACGGCGTGGGGTCTTGCTTGATCTGATGGGCTTTGCGGTGCGCGAGAGCGCAGCTGTGAAAGCCCATACAGCTGGCACAGCAGCGGCTTATGCAGTTGACCTGACGGCAGGATATGCAATCGGATCGACCACAGTCCATATTGATACCGGCACAGGCACGATGGTAGCCGGCGATGTGCTGAACAACATCAAGACCGGCCGAGATACCAATAAGTACATCGTGGCGACCGGTCATGGTGGCGATAGTGATCAGAATGTGGTTGTGGCTGCACCTGGGCTCAGGGTAGCATGGGTCAATAATGATTTGGTGACCGTCGGTGCGGCTTATGCAGCCAATATGGCTTTCTCACGCTCAGCAATCGCATTGATGACCAGGGTGCCATTGATGCCGAAGGGTGGGGATGCTGCGGATGATGTGACCGTGATCACCGATCCACAGACCGGTCTCAGCTTCCAGGTGGTGATGTATCGCCAGTATCGCCAGGTGGCCTTCGAAGTCGGGTTGGCCTGGGGCGTGAAGGCGATCAAAGCGAATAATATTGCCATCCTGCTTGGGTAAGATAAGGGGCTGAGCAATGGGCCTCAGCCCATTGTTAGATCTCTTGGTGAAATAAGGGGCAGACTTCAGAACTGCCCCTATATAAAATATGGAGGCGCAATGGCTATAGTGAAACCATGAAGACGCTATATGCCAAACAAGTGAGGAAAAATGGCTAACATCCTGACTGCAGCTGAGGCAGCGAATGTCCTGCGCTGTGAGGTGGATGATTTATTGATGCTCGATCTGCTAGAGCAGGTGGATGCTTATATCAACAATGCCACCGGGCGGGATTGGACATTGGATAACCCAATCTGCCCAGAAGCGAAAAGTGCAGCACGGATCCTACTGGTACGGGCACATGAGGACCCGGGAGCAATGTCACAGCCAGTTGATTCACTGAGCTGGGGACTGCAGGCTTGCCTGATGCAGTTGGAAGCACTGGCGCTGGAAGAACTTTAAATAATTTGTAAAAGAAAGGATTGAATACCATGAGCTTTATTGAGAAGATCTCAAAAGGAATACAGATGGCAGCCGGGATAGTGACTAACCCGGGAGTGCCAATGGGTGAGAAGAGGTTGAGCACCCACTACAAAGTGGAAGCCTTGCGACATGTCCGGCAACGAGATGCCAGAGGGCATTTCTATTGGGAATGGGTAAACCTCTGGACGGAGGAATTCGATAACCTGGTGGTGGATGTGGGCCTGAATGACAGCCTGGACAAGCACCTGAAAGGCAGCTCTTACACGGCAGCCTGGTATGTGGGTGTGACTACCGCCAGCCCTTCCTTTGTAGCTGGTGACACGATGGCCAGTCATACAGGATGGACGGAGAGCTCGACCTATGACGAAGCCAACCGGCCCACTTTAACCCTGGGAACCGTCTCAGGGAAGAGTGTGGATAACAGTGCCAGCAAGGCTGTGTTCACGATAAGCGGCACGGTGACGCTCCAGGGTGCATTTGTGGTCAGCAACAGCACTAAAGGCGGATCGACCGGGACGCTGTATGGCGGCGGAACGTTCAGCCAGGCACGCAGCCTAGTGGATAACGATGTTTTAAATGTAACTATAACTTGCACGGCGGCAGCTTCATAATTCTACTTCCTCCCAATCTCCCCACCCCCTCCCGCCTCCCCCATTTCAAGAATTGGAAATAGGGGAGGGGAAGGAAAGGGAAGGAGGATAAATATGGCGACCAAGATATATCTGCCTTCGAGCGGATCTCCGGCGGTTACGCCTTCGAGCTGGCTATTTGCCAACCAGATAGCCAGCCCGGTGACCTATGCAGGTGTGACGGGAAAGATCAGCTCAGCGTTCACCACGGTGACCGGGGCAACCGGTACGACCAGCCCGATCACAAAAGGAGTATGCCGCTATGTGATCGGACCATTACAAGCTGGCTCGATCTCTGGGACGGTAAAGCTGGTTTTGAGGGTGAGGGAGAGCAACGGCGGCGCCAATGCCAACCTGGCAATAGCAGTGAAGATTATCCAGGCAAATGGCGCAGATCGGGCGACTTTACTGGCAGTGACGAGCTCGGATGCAGCCAGCAGCCCGTATGAGATGACGGTGACACTGTCATCAAAGTTATGCTATACATCGGCCGAAGCCGAACCATTAACATTGACAGAACAGACAGCGACAGCCGGAGATTACCTGGTGATCGAGATCGGGTTCAGATCCGCGACAACCGTGACCAGGGATATCGACTTCCGCATCGGGGATAACTCGAGCTCTGACCTGACCTATGGGTATGATGAGACGAATGATTATTGCGGATGGGTGGAATTCTCGCAGACGATGACCTTTAACCAGACGGTGAATGAGACGGTGAGCGCGGCGAAGTATAAAGGGATCACGGCTGGCAGCCAGGTGAGCGAACAGGAGGCAGCAAGCACAGCGAAATATAAGGGGATCACGGCGGTGACAAATATAAATGCCAGGGAAGTTACAGAGGCGCTGCCGAATATACATGGATTGATAGCTGCAGGGAATATGGTATTGGAGGAAACGCTGAGCCTGGCGAGATCAGCGGGAATATTCGGCTTGGATCAATGCACGGTACAGGATGCACTTTCACTCGGGCGCTCAGCCGGACAAGGTGGAGCTGAGCTGGCGAATGTCATCGATGGCACCAGCCTGGCGGATAGCCGATCAATTACTACCGGATCACAGGAGCAGGCAGGGGAGGCGGTATCGTTATCCCGATTAGCAGGGGCAACGGCGGAGGGTGGCCCGGCATTCGAAGAGAGCGTAAGCCTGGCGGCATGGCTAGGTGCAGCTGCAGAGGGATTGAAGACCATCGAAGAATCAGCCATGCTGGCAAGATGGCTAGGGATCTCATTGAGTGAGCTTGGAAACCTGATCAGCTCCTTCAGCCTGGCGAGGAGCGTTGGATTTGATACCAGCACATCAGTATCAGTACTTGATCTTCCAATTGCGGTGACGGGCGATGATACGTTTTGGGATCCTTATTTTTGGGTAAATAATGACGCCGGTTTCGGGAATGGTGGTTCTGGCGAATTATATGCCATCTCATTAAGATATATTCTAAATATTCCCGCCGGAGCAACCATTAGTACTGCATATCTCGTTATGACATCAAATAATAATAACTCCGCCGCGACTTGTAATGCAATCATAAAACGAGAGAATGCACTTAATCCAGCAGCACCTACTTCACAGGGAGATTTTGCGGGAAGAACATTAGTCGCTTCTCCTGCGGTTACATGGTCTAGTATTGCATCCTGGGCAAATGATACAGCCTATAATTCGCCAGAAATAAAAACAATCATTCAGGATTGTATAGACCAGGCAAGTTGGGCAAGCGGTTATGCGATTCAGTTATTTGTCAAAGATAATACCAGTTCGGATGGTGCATATCGATCTCCTCATGATTATTCACAGGATAGCGCGAAAACAACTACTCTACATATCGAATATACAGGGGGGGCATCTCCGGCATTCGAAGAGAGCGTAAGCCTGGCGGCATGGCTAGGTGCAGCTGCAGAGGGATTGAAGACCATCGAAGAATCAGCCATGCTGGCAAGATGGCTAGGGATCTCATTGAGTGAGCTTGGAAACCTGATCAGCTCCTTCAGCCTGGCGAGGAGCGTTGGATTTGATACCAGCACATCAGTATCAGTACTTGATCTTCCAATTGCGGTGACGGG